CGCAATTCTTCGGAACGAAGCTAAGACGATTACCTTCAACTACAGAGGCCTCACCGTGGTTTCCGTGTCGGATTGATTCCGCATTGGACCACTCGGGAAAGCTTTTTATGTAGCGCTTATATAATTCATATAAGTAGGGTTTCGTATGGGTCAACGACGAGTCGTACAGTTTAACGTACCAATCGCCGCCGCGCGAATCGATAGCAGAACCAGGACCACAACGCCCATAATAAAGGGCGTCATAGTCATGATCAAATATCGCATTCGTCCCGTCCTTATACCAGAATTTATACAAGGCGCGTCTAAACTCGCCGAGTAATTCATCCTGATACGAGGAAACGGGTTCAGGGACTACCCAGGTCCTGCATGCTTCATTGCATTGTAGGAATTTTTCGGAGGCTCGGGCGTCAAGAATCTCACTAGAATCGGGCTTTAATTTCTTCAAGCACGACCTAACGATACTTGCCACCGCTGCTTCCTTCCTGGTCATCCCTGGCCACAGAAAGTAACCGCCTACAATGGAATTGTAGGCGGCCTCGCTGATTTGACCTTTAACGTCACCTAGAAGGTGAGTGTAAAGAGCCGTCGGATTTAGGCCCATAGACTAAACACTCCGTCAATGGTAAGGGAAGGGTTATAATGAAGCCATATTCAGGACAAGCTGCATACGCTTTGAAAAAGCGTCGGCAGTTTCGCCCGGAATGCGCTTTACCATCGGCCACCCAAACGGGTCGTACGTGCCTACATAAGTGTCGCCTGGTCGTGAGACCATGGCTTCACTAAATAAGTCCGATTCGACATGCTTGGCCCTAGAGCCCGTCCACATCTGCCAAATGGCCAAACGGCCACGGCCGGATGATTTCGGGTTCGAGGGATCTGTGTACGATAAGTAAAGCGGGTGCCATTCGCTAGCGAGAGGAATCTCGTCAACGAAAATCACTCTGACTCTATATTTATCCTTTGACCTATTACCAAAGACCTTAGCCGCGATAGCACGCTCTGCTGCAGCTGCGGAAAACTTATCGAATATCCGCATTGCAGTAGAGATCAAGAAGCCATCCTGAATAAAACCAACTTCAAAATATATCTTGCTCATTTTGCC